GGGCGGCAAGAAAAAATGAGAATTATAGAAATACTAGAAGGAACACGTTGTTGGAAAGGCTACACCAAAAAAGGCATGAAAACTATGTTTGGCAAACGTGTGCCAAATTGTGTTAAAAAAGAACACGTAGACTTTTGTGTAAATTGTCATGGTCTTGTTTTACATGAATCACTAAATGAAAATTTAAAAAAATGGTTTAAAGACAAATGGGTACGTGTAGGACCAAAAGGCAAAATCAGAGGATCGTGTGGTGGAAAGTCAAAAGGCGAAGGTAAGCCTAAATGTTTGCCACTTGCCAAAGCAAGAGGAATGGGCAAAAAAGGCAGGGCATCCGCGGCACGTAGAAAACGTAGAAAAGATCCAAATCCAGACAGACGTGGCAAAGCAATTAATGTTGCAACTAAAAAGAAAAAGAAAAAATAATGAGAGCAATAGAACTTACAAACTGTCCACGCACAAGAGCCACTGAATGTTCATGCAGTAGAATTGCAAGTTTAAATGAATCTAAAGAGTCGGTGATTGCACAGTGTGATCTTCAGCATTCAGATACTGTCAAAGGCACGATACTTTTCATCCAAGCACCAGGCACAGAAACATTGATAAAAGGAACTGTGACAGGATTAGAACCAGGAGATCATGGATTCCATATTCATGAATTTGGAGATATGAGCAAAGGTTGTGAGTCAATGGGTGCCCATTATAATCCAGATGGTGTCGATCACGGAAATGAAGATAGCGGACACGTTGGAGACCTAGGCAATATAAATGCCGGTGATGACGGAGTGGCAACAATATACAAAGTATCTAAAAGAATAGATCTAATGGGAGACAGATCAGTGGTAGGACGAGGTTTGGTCGTACATAAAGATCCAGATGATCTAGGACAAGGCGGTGATGCCGAAAGTTTAAAAACAGGCAACGCAGGTGATAGACTTGCTTGTGGAGTAATTACGTTGAGGTCATCTGAATGAAATTTTTAATTTGTAATGGTAGTTTGACACCAAACGAAGAGTCAAACACATATACACTATGTGAAATGGTCAAACTTGCTTTTGAAAAGATTGGTGACGAGTGTGAAATTGTCACAATAAGAGATCTAAATTACACCAACAGCACAAAAGATATAGATGACGACATTAGGACTTTAATTATGAAAATGTTTAAGGTGGACGGTATAGTTTTTGCAACACCAATATGGTGGGGTGTGCAAAGCAGTCACACACAGGCATTGATCGAAAGAATGGATAGTCTTGACGAATGGACGTTGGAGAATAGATTCAAGCCATTGTACTGTAAAGTTTTTGGCGATATTGTATCAGGCTCGGGCGATGGTTTCCAACACATACACGGAAATCTATATAATTTTGCTTCAATGCTGGGAATGACTGTGCCACCTAGTTGTAATATCGAATCAGCCGCACAAGGCAGAGAGAACATCCTTAAAGACGAGGAAACTATTGGAATGGTAAAAACTTTTGTTACTAACATGAGTGTATGGGCAAAAGCATTGAAAGACCAAAAAGTAAAAGAAAAAGCACGACACGGAGTGGCATATAACTTACCAGAATCCATCACAGAAGGTAAAAGAATACCTAGGAAAAAAGGACAAAAAGCAAAATCTAAAAAACATAGTGACTTGTACACAGACGAAGATCCAAAAGGCACTATACACGGACTGGGTTTCAAAGATGAGGCGACGGCAAGATCAAGCGTCGCAAAGATTAGAAAGTCGGGAAGATCACACGCACACAAGATACAAGCGGCCGTGGCAATGGAGCAGAGAGCAAAGGCGGCAGGTAAATCAGGACCAGCGGCGATATATAGAAAATTTATAAACTCCATGAAAAAGAAAACCAAATCAAAGAAAAAATAAACCAAATACTCATTGACTCAAAGTCTTATTTGTTATATACTTGTGAATAACAACAGGAGAAAAATATGGCAGTAAGAAACTTCAATGACGCAGAAAAACAAAAACTAATACAGATCATCTCCCAAGGTTCGCAAGTCCTAGGTGAGGTTGATGATTTAAGAGCAGGTCTCAGAGACACAGTGAAAGCAATAGCAGAAGAACTTGAATTAAAACCAGCACTTATCAACAAAGCCATTTCGGTAGCACACAAAGGCAACTACCAAAACATTGCCGACGACATGGACACACTAGAAAGTATATTAAACTCAGCCGGTAAACTGTAATGCTACAAAAAGTCAGATCTTTCTGGCTTCGCAGTTATCAATCAGACAAACAAGCGTTCTATTTTGAACTTGTCAGTTTTGTGTTTACAGTGGGAGCCAGTCTTACATTGGCAATCACGGCGGTGAGTCCAGATATGCGATACATTTATCCTGCATTTTTTGTTGGTGCAACAACACAATGCTATGCCAGTTATAGACGTGGCGCGGCATGGGTTATGATATTGACAGGTTGGTTTACATGTGTTAATGTATTTGGATACGCAGTAGCAATGGGATGGTGGTAGATGAGTTACATAGACGCATTATATAAAAAAGACGAAGACAAGATATACGTAGTAGAGCGAGATCCCAAAAAAGGTCGTGTGTTCGTTGAATACGATGCGAGATATGTGTTCTACTACCCAGACAGCAGAGGTAAACACAAATCCATAACCGGAGAGCCGTTACAAAAGGTAACGTGTGGCACTGCAAAAGAATTCATAAAGGAGCAACGTATAAGATCCAACAAGGCTCTGTATGAAAATGATATCAATCCGGTATTCAGATGTTTGGAAGAAAATTACTTAGGTAAAGAAACTCCAAAATTAAATGTACTGTTCTTTGATATAGAGGTGGACTTTGATCCCGAAAGGGGTTATTCCACAACAGATGATCCGTTCATGCCCATAACTGCCATCAGTTGTTATATGAGTTGGACGGATCAACTGGTTACATTTGCTGTCCCACCAAAAACCTTAAGCATGAACGAAGCGAAAGAACTGACCAAGAGATTCGACAACACCATGCTTTTTGAGAAAGAGAAGGACATGCTGGACGCTTTCCTACAACTGGTAGAGGACGCTGACATACTGTCAGGTTGGAACAGTGAGGGTTATGATATTCCGTACACCGTGGGTAGAATACAGAAAGTACTCAGCAGTGATGACACCAGAAGATTGTGTTTCTGGGGAGAAAAACCAAAACGTAGAATTTTTGAAAAATACGGCAGAGAACAATTAAGTTATGATTTGATAGGAAGAGGGCATCTGGATTTATTGGAATTGTACAGGAAATATACTTACGAGGGACGTCATAGTTTTAGATTAGATGCCATAGGTGAACACGAACTGGGAGAACGTAAAACAGTATACGAAGGATCGCTTGACGCATTGTACAACAATGATTTTGCATTGTTCATAGAATATAACAGGCAAGATACTGCACTGCTGGCCAAACTAGAAAAGAAATTGAAGTTCATAGAACTTGCGAATGAGATTGCACACCAGAACACGGTGTTGCTACAGACAACAATGGGTGCTGTCGCAGTAACTGAACAGGCCATAGTAAACGAGGCACACAGACGTGGTATGCAGGTACCTGGTAGAAAATTCAGAGACAAAGACGGCGAGCCTGTGACGGCGGCGGGTGCTTATGTTGCCACTCCAAAAAAAGGAATACACGACTGGATAGGATCTATTGACATCAACAGTCTGTATCCAAGTGTAATTAGAGCATTGAACATGGGACCTGAAACCATCGTAGGACAGATTAGACCCATAATCACATCTGCGGAAATTAATAGAGCACAATCACAAAAAAAATCATTTGCGGCGGCATGGGATAATCAATTTGGCAGTTGGGAATATCAGGCAGTGATGAACAAGGAAAAAGGCACAGAGATAGTAGTAGATTGGAACGACAAGACAAGTGTCCGTATGAGTGCGGCACAACTTTACGAAGTCATATTTGATGGCAACAACAAATGGATGTTAAGCGCCAACGGAACAATATTCACTTATGAATTAGAAGGTATAATACCAGGATTGCTAAAACGTTGGTATGCCGAAAGAAAAGAAATGCAACAGAAGATGCGTGATTGCGGTGATAACGAGATTGAAAGAGAATATTGGGATAAGAGACAACTTGTAAAAAAAATTAACTTGAACAGTTTGTATGGTGCCATACTAAATCCAGGTTGCAGATTCTTTGACATGCGTATTGGTCAGAGTGTGACACTAACAGGCAGATGTATCACAAAGCACATGGCGGCAAAAGTAAATGATATAATAGCAGGCAAATACGATCACGTGGGCGAGAGTGTGATATACGGAGACACAGATTCTGTATATTTCTCAGCATTCAAAACATTGAAGAAAGAGATAGAAGGCGGACAAATACCGTGGACTAAAGAAAGCATCATCGGCCTTTATGACAGGATTGCG